CAATAAAATCAACAACTTAAGGCATGACAAGTAGTATCAGAAAAATTAGGTTTTTCAGAAATCCTTGGTTGTCAAAAGATTACAGCCCTTCTAAGGGGCTAACGTAGGGGGGAGCTAGGGTTGCCTAGGGTAGGGGTAGAAAACCCAATAGCGGGCTTCCTAGTGGGTTTTAGAGGCATTCCTATGGCTAGCTTTCCCTATGGTTACTGAAAGCTGAGGAAGAAGGGGCTAACGTAGTGGGAAGCTGGGGCAGAGGTAGAAACCCAACAGCGGGCTTCTTAGTCCCCCTAGAAGTTTTCCAAAGTTCTGGTATAAGAAATTCAGTGGAGACTTCCACACTGAAAGTGTTCTCCTAGAACACAGGGTAAACCCCAACCACTTCCTTTTTATAAACTGAAAGCATGGAATAATCCATGCTGGACTACTAGAAGAACAGTAGAAGCTGTCGAATTGACTGATTTATTCTCTCTGTTCTCCTCTATAATAAAAACAAAATCTGGAGAAATCCCACAATGTTTGCTAACTTTCTCGCATGTATTAAGAAATTTTTAGTCCAAGTTGAATCAGTCTTTTCGCAAATGCTTTTACTCGTTCGTACCGTTAACAGAGTGTTAAACGAGAATGAGCGAGCAAGTAACGCATCCACAGTTTAAGAGAACGATTACGTCTCTAGAGTATGAACGAGATAGGTTTGCCAGCATCAACGATGATGGAACTCTGGACTATTACAGAATCAAGGTAGTAGAAAAAGGGCCTCAAATTATCTTTGAGCTAGCCCCACCTGTGCTTACAGATGGGTTTGTGTTTCTGAAGAAAAAAGTCTACAGGCTCACAAAGGCAGACCTCATCAAGGGAAAATTTTTAGCGGCCAGTCGTTTAACCACGATACCGAAAGAACAGCCCCCGGAGGTCCAAGCAGTAGAAGCACAAGAAGAAGCAGAAATCACTAACATGGTAGACATCATGTGGAAAACTGTTGAGTATGAGGAATAATCATGCTATTTCCAAACATTCAAACAAATAGTGATCTAGCAAAATCTTTGGGAAACCTGAGTGCTTCGTATCTTACCTATCTCAGCTTTAACACGTACAGCAATTACAAGAAGTACAAAATTCCCAAGAAACGCCCAGGAGAGTTTAGAGAGATCTTTGATCCAAGCAAAGCACTACGCCGTGTTCAATACAAACTCCTGAAGAATATCTGGGAAAAGTATCCCGTGCTTCCTGAATGCTATGCGTTCGAAACGGGAAAATCAATCCCACAGATGGTCCAACATCATGTTGGTAAAAGAGTTGTTCTAAGTTTCGATATTAAGAATTTCTTTCCAAGTATTCGTGTTCAAAATCTTTATGATGTTTTGATTTCAGAGGGGATGGGTGTAGCCCCCGCAAAAACCGTGTCCGAACTTTGTACCTACACGTACTTCGTTCCTCAAGGCGCTCTAACTAGTCCGAAGGTTAGCAACATTATTGCGACTCTTTCCTTCGGTCCAGAAATTGTTGAGTATTGCAAAGCAAAAGGACTTACTGTTACGATCTATGCGGATGACATCACTATCTCAAGTGATACAATCCCAAACATCGAGGAAGTAAAGATGTTTGTTGCAACAACTCTTCAAAAGTATGGCTTTTACATCAACACCAAGAAAACGAAAATCATGACTCGTAAGACACGCCAATGGGTGTGTGGTGTCGTTGTAAATGAAAAGTCCAACCTTCTTGTGAAGGAACGGAAAAGACTTCGAGCCATTGTTCACAATGTATCTCGAAATGGGTTAGAGGCGGAAGCTTCCAAAAATAATAAGTCACCAGAAGAATTTCGAAGGGAAATTACTGGCAGACTGAATTGGTTTAAACAACTCAATGCTGTCCATGGTCAACGACTATGGGAGACTTGGCAATCTACCCTCAGTACAGGAACAACTCATGAAGAAACGCAAATCCAACCAATTGAAGCAGTTGTAACAGGTTAATGATTTACACCCCAGCGAAAGCTGGGTTCTTTTTTACCTCTAGGAAAAAATATGAGACTAGATTATTGCACTTTTACCGGAGTAGATGAACAAACCTCTCTTAAAGACATTGAGGATATTTCTTCAGTGTTCGTTGCTGCAGAGTGGGGTTTTCTTTGGTCACATGCTGGGAAGGAAAATCCACGCTATCCTTCTTTTGAGTTCATTACAACAGCATTGACGGACCTACCTTCTAATGTGAACTGCTCTCTTCATTTCTGTGGTAGGAGCGTTGAGAACCTTTTGAAAGGGGAAGTTACAGAGACTATTCTTCTCAACCTCATGTCTAAGCGCCGAGGCAGGGTACAACTAAACTTCTCTGAAATAGATCTCGGTGCTCTACGAGAAGTTTTTGACAAATTTCCAAACGTCGGATTCATTACCCAGCACAACACTCTGACTGAGAACTTGTGGCATCACTTTGCAGGGCTAAATAACTACTCTATCCTCTTCGATGAAGGAGTTCCTCAAAAATCTTGGCCTAAGCCTTTTCCAGAGGTTTATTGTGGGTATGCCGGAGGAATCAATCCAGATAATATCGAACAAAACCTTAAGCAAATCACGGAGATTATTGGAAATCGAAACTTCTGGATAGACATGGAGACAGGGGTTAGAAACCCTGAAACCAACTTGCTAGACCTTAATGCGTGTCAGAAATGTCTTGAGTTAAGTCAAAGCTATTCCTGAGGAAGTCACGGCAACGGCATGTCCGTTGCTAGAAAGCACACCTTGGGTTCCAGTTAAATTCAATTCTGTAGCCCCAATCGTCCCTGTAATAGCTGTCGGAGTTTGAGTAATAACTGAGCCTCCCACGGTGCTTGTAATAGAGTTTGGTGTAACGACGATAGTAACGCCCTGAATATAGACTTCCCATTGTGCATCCTGTTGAGTAATTCTGCTTTCACCTGAGGTCGCAGTAGTTTGTACAACGCTTGAAACCTCGTTATTTGTTTGTGTTACAACGCTGTTCTGAGTTCCCCCATTTGGAGCAGTGATGTTCAAGGTGAGAGACCCATCCGTAGCAAGGGTCTCTAACATAATATAGTTCCCTTGCAGATCTTTCAAGCGCTTCTTACGAATCTCTGTAGTTGTCGCTGGTGCAGCACCTGTAGTGTTGAATGGATCTGTTGTAGCAAATTCTCCTGCTGCAACATCTCCTTCAATCTGGTCATACAGGTATGCACTATTTTTAGCTTGTTGGAAGTTTGTGTTAAACCCAATATATCTATAGAGTCTTCCAGAGTAGTTTGATACAACTTCATCACCCCAATCTGAGAAACGCTCATAGCTTCTAGAAACAATGCGAATACTTTGGTCTAACTTTGAGATAACAATCTGAGCTAGGCTATGGGCCTTTAAAAGAATTGAACCTGTTCTGAGCATTCCCAAAACACTAGTTCCAATTCTCCAGAATCTGTCTTTTTGTAAAAAGCCTTGTGTTTGGTTTGCATTAGCTGAAACACCGACCATTGCGGTGTTACTAAAACTCGGCAGAGCAGTACCTCCTGCTCCTGTATTGGCCTGTGGAAGGTAGGAAGGCTCAACCTTAGGCTTTTTGCCAAGGATAAGGGGGTAACCCATACCTGAGTGAATTAAGACCGCATCATCAACGTGAGGGGTTGCATCATCCATTCCGATAGGTACAAGCCAGCGTACACCAGTGTATACGCGCCCACTAACAGTGTGTACAGAGCAAACACTACGATCAGAATCAACGGACGTTACAAGACCGTCTTCGAGGTCTTTAAGTTTAGGAGAATGGAACATAAAAAAGGGAGCCATGAGCCCCCTTAGTTTACCTCTAATCCCTTTTTTTAGGAACCCATAGCCACTGGAACTACTCGGTCAAAGATAATCTGTAAACCTTCTTGGATTACAGGTGAGGAGTTAGCCACTGTGAATTGGTAGTTTTGGAACATGCAAGACTCGCAATATACCGCAGCCAAGACTGAACCATTACCAGAAGCACCACCACCACGAGTCTTCATCAGAATCATCAGACCGAACGGAACTGCAAAATACTCCGAGTCCAAATTAAGCATGACATTCGGATTCGGAGAAGCAGCACCAGGAGCAGCAGCTCCATCAGAATTACCTGGGCTCAGGTGATATGCTGATTGAGTCAAAACGCTCAGAATGTTACTTTGGTTAGCTAGCATCCGTGAGAACGTCAAGGTGTTTGTCGTCTTGCCTCTTGTAAAGAAAGAACGATTAGATCCAATTTCAAACAGTTGAGCAAGTTGTGGGTTAGATGCCAACTGAATGTTGTCTGACAGACCTATAGGAGTCAAAGCGGTAGGCGACCCGCCAAGAGCCGTAAATCGAGCAGGACCACCAAAAAGGGCAGTTGTATCAGGAGTCGCAGAATACTGCGAGAAGCGTTCATAGCCGTCACCATTCAGTGACTCTACATACATCCCCTTCCAATCCCAGTTTGTTGAGAAACCGGAATTTTGAAGGGTACCTAGAACGTCTTGTTGCGGGTTAATTGTAGCCATTTGTTAGATTAGATAATAAGGTAGAAATCCATATAGTTTAACGGATCAACGATGGAGATCTGCATTGAAGTCATAACTCTATCTTGTGCCGTTGCCTCTTGCACTACTGACAAATTGCTATATCCCAGAAGTGGAGAACCAATTCGTGGTAACTTCTGTGTCTTAAGGTACTCAGAAGCCGAAACAACTGTTTGCTGCAGGATGTTTAAGGTGTCTGGAGTAATGTTCCATTTACCGATAAAGGCATCCATGATTTCATGATAGTAGTACGACAGGTAATCCCAGTTCTTAACAATCAACTGCTCTCTGTATTGCAGAGTAGTAACATTGGTTGTCAAAGCATGTCGGACATAAGGAGTACTTGTTTGGGTCTTTTGAACAACCAAGCAGACACCTGACGCAGCCATTGTGTTAAGGTCCTCTTTCTTGAAGAAGAAGTTGCTGTGATACAGAGTAGAGATACCAGCAAGACCCAGGTTAGTAAAGCCTTGTTGAACAGGTTGTCCAGCAACAGCACCGCCAAGAGCCGCACAGAGGTAATACCCTGGCACATTAACAGTAACACCACCAACCGGAACACCACACATATCTGGCTGCACATACCACACTCGGTTATCACCGAAGGTTTGAGCTTGAGCAGCAACATCATTAGCAATCTGAGTTGTAGTCAGGTTACGAGTAATGTAGTAGCTCACCGCAGCAGCAGCCGCTGTAGCGTTGATCACAATTTGTTGGTTAGAAATCAGATTCTGAACTTGGAAAGTACCAGTCGTTCCCGAAGAAACCGAAGTGATAACTACTGAATCGCCAGGATTCACACCATCAGAGATGAAGGTTGCATTGGAAGCAGTCAAGACATACTTTCCACTTACCAGAGAAATCGTGTTGTTACCAGCATTGGCGTTGACATTCGTGGCAGAGTATGAACCAATATCTTGCACTAAGGGAAGCGCAGTGTTGGCAAGTAAGACTCTCCAAGAGTAGGAAGTCGGCAAGGACATTTGATCAACGTGCGCTTGATAAGCACCCAGAATCGCAATGTCTTGAGTCAGAGGAACAATCGCATAGACATTTTGGTTTTCAAGGGCAGACAGAGCTGCTTCGTGACCAATTAAGTCATCAGATGCTACGGCCATACCGTAGACAGAGCTAGTGGTGTTAGAAAGGGCAGTTTGTAGAGCCAGCGCTAAGGGGTTAGCCTCAGAGATAACTCCAAGCAAACCTTCCACGTCAGAAATACTGTTGAAAGTCAAGAGTTCGTTGGAAATATCTTGACGTAGGGCACGGTAGGCAATATTCACACTCGCAGACAGAACTAGACCATAAGCCAAGTGGATATCTGGGTTGATTGTAATATCTCCTGTAGTTCCAACCGTAGCTGTTAAGTAGGTAGAAGAACCATTGACAGGATCAGTGATAGGCAGGAGTTGGTTGTTATAAGTCTGTTCGACAGTAAGTCCGCCGAAGGTTACAAAGTCCGCAGGCAACACATCTGCTGTAGTCAGGGCAGAGACATTACCATTCAATCCGCTAGTCGTAGTGACCGTCAGGAGGGTTGTAGTAAACGTCTTATTAACAGAGCTAGCATTCGTGTATGCAATCGTAGCATTTGCACCAGCAACAGCATTTAGAGTGTTCGTCAGAGTGTTGATGTTTGGGGGCAGAAGCTTAGTCAGAGCAGCAGTCGTTACTGCAGTCGTAGCAGTAGTTGCGAGAGTAATCGAAGTCAGGGAGGTGACCTGCGAAATTGTTGAGGTCAGTAGAGCACCACCAACTCCAGCACCAGCGATTGTAATAAGATCACCAACCACTAAGCCAGCAGACGAAGCCACAGTCACTACTGCGCTCGAAGCGGTAGTAGTAGCCGTAGTCGTTGTAGTAGCCACTGTCAGAGCATTGCTGCCCGGAAGACCATTTACACCAGTCGCCATTGTTTGGACGACAGCGTTGTTGAGCCAAACTTGAATGCTGGTGGGATCTACGAGCTGACCGGGAAGTTGACCTGGGAGAGATAGGGTTGTTGCAACAAGATTTGTCGCAATGACACCGGAGGCGATGACATTAGCAGAAGTCACAGCAACTGAAGCTGCAGAGTTCAAGGTCATCACATTACCTGTGATATTGAGGATAGTTGCTTGTAGGGTCGCTCCTGAAGCACCGGCTCCAGCAACTAGAACAACCTCGCCCACCCCAAAACCGGCTGTTGAAGCAACAGTTAAGGCAGTAGAGTTGGCAGCAATAGTGCCAGTAGTGGTGAGAGTTCCTAGAGCAGCGGTCTGTACCAAAGAAGATGTACTTCCTGCAATGTATTGAAGAATGTTATATGCCGGTCCCACGATAACCGTAGAAAGGTCAGGGGTGACTGGATTTGAGCCTCCAGAAGTTTGTAACTCCTGGTAGACTAATGTAGTAGGTTTTACGTAAGACATGTCGGGTTATTTGGTAAGGTACCCCTATTTTAACTTGTTAAAAACAAATCAATTCCTTTTATCAGAACTGCATCGTTCATAACTTGCCATGCCTCTTCTCTAATCCAGGGTACGGCGATTTGAATTTCGAAAATTTCAACATCTTCTGTTGAAGGAGAGCATGAACTTACAACGATATTTTTTGCAAAAGACTTAAAGCCTTGTGAGTTACATAAGTAAGGAGCAGACCATAAAAGAAAGTGATGTGCCAAATCTGCAACACGTTCACAAGTTCCTTCCTGTCTGGATTGAACAATAAGACTAGCTTGGCCTGTATAGAGAACAAGATTTCTCAAACTTGTCTTTCCATACATCGCTCCGACATTAGTTTGTTCAGCCATGTTGTCGGTCAAACCTGAGCCTGAAATGCCAAACTGTCCTCTATCCACCATAATGCGTGGTTTTGCACCAACAGCAATTTTGTGATAGTTATTGATGGTATCAATTTCTATCTCAGAGTTGTTGATGTTATCTGACCATTGCAGGGAAATAGCTCCCCCATACTGGTTGAAGAAATATCTTAAAGGGCCAACAATAAGGGACGCGAGAAAAGGAGCCGAGAATAAGGCTGTTGCTGGGTTACCCTGGAACGCTGACAAGTTCGTACTCAATTGAATCCTTATCGAGTTCAGTTAGAATTAATGTTTGTCGAACTCTAACTGCTTGTAACTCTGTAGGCTGAACAGAGCTCACTCTAAACATTTTAGCATCTGGGATACGGAAAATGAGATCGAATGTCTGAATTGTAGGAACGCTCGTTGTCCAAGCTTGAATTTGGACTGGTTCAGCCACTCCAACAGGGGTATATTGAGAGTTATTTTGTACAGGGTTGTAGTTTAGATTTACATTAATTGCTTCCCAGTACCCGCCTTCAAATCCAGTCCCGAAGCAAACTGTGCAGCGGTCATCCATAACTTTCTCAGCTTGGGTGTTCCAGCATCTAGTACACCTTTGCCCAAAGAACTTCTTACGGAAGAACTGGCTTTGAACACCGAAGAACTTTGATAAGAATAGGTTTTCCCTGCGCTGAATTTCTTTAGCTCTTAGGAAGACCCATGGGTTTTGGACTGGTGCCCATGTCGTAGCCGGTGAACGTGCAATTGCTCCTGACGGTAGAATCGCCTCAATCGTGTAGAATGTTTGATTAAATGATGAAGGGTTGACACTACTAGTATCAAAATAACTTGGACTGGTAAGGGGCGCTTTGTTGAGAAGCGTAGGAATCTGAGAATCACCCTGCGCTGAGTAGATGTTAAAGACACAGTTGCCCCAATAGACAGGAACGGACCAACTAATGTAATTACCAACATAGTAAGCAGGAATTACACTAATTGCAAACTGCCCCGGCAAAGCCTGAAGGTCTGTACCTGGAATTTCTCCAGGGACAAACCAAGGGTAGTATCCAAATCCTATATTGAAGTTTAACACGTCACTTTATATCCAAAAGTGGTATCAATCCAAACAGGGTCAAAGTATTTAAACCCAGGGGCCGGAGTATATTCCACCTTCCCGAAGTACTTTTTCAAGTGTTCGTAGATTTGCCGAGCTTCCTCTTCAGAAAACTCCATTCCATTAATTTTGATTTTTACAATTACCATAATGGGAATCCTGCATAGTCAGAGAATACTCCACCAAAACCTTCTTCAATGTTCATTGCCGTTTTCCAGGTTTTACCGGCCTGATTAAACGTAGTGTCATACATTGTCGCAAGCTGAGTGTAGTATTGAGTTCTTTCTTCAACTGGTAAAGTAATACCTCCATCGCTATAATCCATTTGATTACGAGCATACAGGGCTGCCTGTCCTTGAAAGAGACGAGCTAAAGTTCCGTAGAGAAGAATGGATTTGCTTGGAAAAGTCATTGAGGTATATGTTGTAATGGGAGCAATACCCATATTGAACATGTCAATGGCTAAGCCAATTGCTAAGCTAATTTGTGGAAGACCAAATTCTTCACCAGGGAGCAGATAATTGAGTTCTGCTCTATCTTGAATATAGAGTTTGACTTCTTCTGGAGTTAAAACGGGAGCGGTCATGAAGCTATTTTAAACAATGTGATGTCATCAGGATAAGGTTGGTCATCTGGAAACTCATAACTAGCAACTTCCTCTGTGGAGGCAGGTAAAACTTTGAGTTTACCAACTAACCTACACATAGCCTTTTCCCTGGCAGAGTGCCAACTTTCCCTATATTTCCACTCATGTAGAACTGACTCACCTGTAGGAAGATGAGTCAGCTTTAATAGACCGTAGTAGTACTGACTAGGCTGCAGCATCGCTGGAAGCTTCTGGCTCAGTGTCGGCCTTGGCTTTACGAGTTCGTTTAACAGATGTCGCTGAGGCAGCAGCTTCGGCTGCTACTTCTGAGGGATCTAAGGTTCCGACAGTTGCAGGATCAGTCATTGTCGGAGGTGCAATTTCAGTTGCCGCAACCGTACCACCTTCAGCATCATTCACCAGAGCAATCCAGCCCCGACGAACAGCATCAGAAACTTCCCTACTATCCGCGTCAGCTTTTGCAATCAATTCTGTGGCACCACGTTTAACAACCAAGCCTCCATGAAACAAGCTGATATGGTTTTGTGTAAGATTTTTAATGTACATTTTTAATTATTCCTTATCTGCGTATTTTAGAACTTTCTTGCCATGCTCATGCTTTTCTAAAGACATGTTGAAAAGATACTCATCAATCGCAGGATCGCGTGTTGATGGCTTTCTCGACAAGTAATGTTCTACTATAACATTCCGGTCTTCTTTTGGCAAGTGGGAATGAGATTTGAAGCGACTTCCACGACCAATAACTTGCTTGATCTTAGAAGCATTGAAGTGTGGTTCTAGGACTTGAACAAGTCTAGTACCTTTGAGGTCTAGCCCCTCTCCTCCAGAGGAAGAGATTAACATGACCTTGGCCTTGTTCGTGTTGTAAGCCTTAACTGCGGCGTCTTTTTCTGCTTTAGACATTCCTCCAGTTACTTCTACAGCCTTAACTCCAGTCTTTGCAAGTTCTTTCTTGTAGGGTTCAATTCCTGAAGTCAGGTAATTTGAATAGACTACTGCACGAAACTTAGGTTCTTCTTTTGCTCGTTGAGTAAGTCTCTCAACAGCAACTTGAATCTTGGGTGAAATCGGAGCCTTTTCAGGGTCCGGTGAAAAGCCTTGAACTCCGTTTGAAAGCTGTCTAAAGCTGTTAGCAAAAACAGAAAACTTTGCAGCGTCCTGCTTAAGAAGCGGAAGGTTATTCTTTACTTGGTGACGAATTGATGCTGGCAACTGTCTCTCGAAATATTTGTAGAGAGATTCCTGCCCAGCATCCATAGGGACTATAACCTTAGACTCTAAAACTTCTGGAAAGTGCTGTGCCTTATCAGAAGTAGCAGGATCATAGAAATGGACAAAGGCTTCTACTTCCTTTTTAGCTTCGGGGCTAATATGAAGTTCTTCCACTGTTGTAGGCTTAGATCCCTTGAAAATTCTGTCATAGACTGAAGGAACTATTTCCCTCTTCTCAAGAGCAATCTCTGGGCTAACTTTACCTTTAGTAGCGAACGAAATTAAATTCTTTATATCTTCAGGGTTATTGTAGTCTGGAGTCCCTGTAAGCAAAAGTACATTTTTGGCTTTTGCAATAACGCTACGCATATTTTCAACACGATCAGTCTGTGTATTTCGGAGTCTGTGAGCCTCATCAAATGCTACTAAATCCCAATTTACTTTAGCAAGTTCGGGAGCTAGTTTTTGAGCTTTTTCATAAGATAGAATAATTGGCTTAGACTTGAATCCAAACTCTTCCTTAGCATTTTCCATATTGGAAACTAAAGAGGCAGGGACAACCATTAAGGTCTTACCCTTCGGAGTTGCTACTTCATCTGCTGCTCTCCATGCCAGAACAGTTTTCCCAGAACCCATCATGTGCGCTGCAATAACAGCGCCGTTCTCTTTGAGCTTAGTTAGAACTCTATCATGAGCCGGGTTATTATCTATCTTTTTCTTCACGGGGGTATTTTAGTACTTTTTTGGTGTGAATTGCCCCACCCTAAAGGACAGAGCTTCTAATTTCAACGGCACGAGCAAGAACAGCGGGCTTTTGCCTTTTGCCTTGTCTAACAGTGCCTCGGTTAGCAGTAACGACGATTCCCGCCGCTATCATACGTTGTGCTTCTAGGGCAATGTTCTTTGCGGCATTTATGTCCCTGTCGTGCAGGGTGCCACATTGCTCACATCGCCAAGAGCGAATATTCAAAGGCATCGAGTTTTGAACGTGCGAACAACACGAACAAGTCTTACTCGAAGGGAAGAAGCGGTTTACCTTCACGAATCCTTTACCCGCTTTCGCGGCTTTGTATTCGAGAAATCTGGTAAACATACCCCACCCTGCATCGCCAATGCCCTTTGCCAAGCAATGATTCTTCATCATTCCTTTGACGTTCAAATCCTCGACTGCTATGACTTGGTTTTCGTCAACTAACCGCCGAGAAAGTTTGTGCAACCAGTCCTTGCGCGCATTCGCTACACGATTATGAGCTTTTGCGACAAGAATTCTGGCTTTATTTTTCGTCTTACTTCCTTTCACCTTACGGGAAAGTTTTTGTTGCTTCCTTTTCAGGTTCTTTAGAGATTTGGCAAAGTAACGAGGGTTGTCGAACTTAGTGCCGTCACTTGTTACGGCAAGATGAGTTAGACCAACATCTATGCCGATGATCTTGCCGTCAAAGGAAGCCGCTGGCGCATCAACACCGTTTTCAGTCAGCACCGAAGCAAAATATTGACCCGATTGATTCCGGCTCATGGTGACGGTTTTGATCTTTCCCACAATCTCGCGGTGAACCACGGCCTTGATATGACCAATTTTGGGAAGATACAGCTTCCGCCCTTCAACAATCTTGACTCCCTGCGGGTATTGGATAGATTGCTTGTCGTGCTTCGATTTGAATTTTGGATACTTCGCCCTGCGCTTGAAAAAGTTTACAAAGGCGCGAGACAGGTTCAAACTTACAGCTTGAAGTACCTGAGCATAGGGTTCAGCAAGCCACTCATGTTCTTTCTTGAGTTCTGGAAGGCGATTGTTCAAATCAAAATGACTAAGACCTTTGCCGGTTTCCTTGTACACCTTTTGCGTCTCAGCAAGACTGTTGTTCCACAGCCAACGTGCACAACCGAACGCTTTAGCAAGAGATTCCTCTTGCTTGGCGTTTGGGTAAATGCGAATTTTGGTAGCTGTTAACATATCTTTAGTAGTTATTGTATTTTAATTTTATTAGAAAGTCAAGATTTGGAAGCAAGCAAACCTTATATCGAAATAAATTGTGGTATAAGAAAGTTGAGGAGACAACACGTTTTCTCACATTTTGTCAGTAATTTCGCTGACTTCCTCAACCAGGAGATTTACATGAAAAACAAATTCAAGATGTTGGTTGCCGCTGCTGCCTTGGCAATGTCCGTACCTGCCATGGCTTTCCCCGCCTTTCCCATGGTATCCGCGCAGTCCAGCAGCAGCTCCAGCAGTGTCGGTGGTGGTGGTGCAATTGCGTTCGGGAATGGTTTTCACATGAGTGGAAGTTCGAATGACAACCAGTCGTTCGGTAATTCCACAGCCAACAACGGCGTGGTGCAAACCCAGACTGGAAGCACTACCACCACCCTGAACGGGGCGGGCGGCATGGGCAACGGCGGTGCAGCGTCGATTGGTACTGCAGGTGGTTCTTCCACCGCTTTCGGCAGCTTCAACAGCTTTCCGGTTTTCGGCGGTTTCTGAGAACAGTTTTAGGTGGCTTACCCTAAGATCTTAGAGTGAGTGTCCTGAGGTAGGCGGAGTTGTCCCTCTCGCCTACCCCGAATTCCATACTTCCAACCAAGGAAAAAACCATGAAGAAACTTCTTGTCTCTTTCATTTTGCTGTTTGGGGCGATGGGGATTGCCCAAGCAGCTGATTCGGCCCAAGCAGGGTCAAGCTCCAATTCCCAGTCCCTGTCTGGATCTCAAGCTTTGTCAAGCGTGAACAACACGCTAAATTTTCCCGGTGTGACAAGCAGCACAAACACCAGCACTGCAAATGACACTTCTTCTGTGACCTACAGTGGGGGCGTAAACTCAAACACGAACGTTAACTACTCGGGGACGCAAACCGTCAAGAATGTACCGGGGATCTATGCCCCCAACCTGACAAACTCAATTACTGAGACATGTCTTGGGTCAGCTTCAGGCGGTGTGGCTGGGCCAGGTTTCGGCATTAGCCTTGGAAAAACAATAACAGATGAAGGCTGTGAACGTCGCCTAGACGCGGCAATCATGGCAAAGCTTGGGATGACTGAAATCTCATTCAACATCATGTGTCAATCCAAGGAAGTCGCAGAGGCTTCCAAGGGCACTAACCATCAGTGCCCCAGTGTTGTTGCCGAAGAGAAGGCAACAAAGGGTCACCCTAAGCACACCGACCCAATCATCAGGCGCCGTCTGGGTCTTCCTCCACTCCCCGAGAGTGAGGCAGCTCCGCAGTAACAACCCCCCTTGAGGAAGTCAACGTGTTTATCACTAGACTTTCTCTTTTTTTGAACAGGTGGGACACCTTTAAGTCAGGACTAATCTTAAAATAGGAGTCTAATGGAGATTCCTATGAGAAAGTTGTTTTATACCCTGTTAATTGCATCGCTTGTAGCCTTGGAAGTGTTTTTCATTTTAAAATTTGAAACTCCTAAGCCCGTGGTTCTTATCATCAAGGAGGGGTCCTTTCCAGCTAATTCTTGTCCCATCCCAGCCCTTCCTGTGACTCCCAAGGTGGTGCCAGCTCCTCCACATGTCCACAAAGCCGCACCAGTTCACAAGAAACCAGAGCAAGCGCAAGTTAGAGAGCAAGCGCAAGTTAGAGAGCAAGCCTCAGCGCCAGTATTTGTCATTACTCCCTCACCAACCCCGAAGCCTAGCTGTCAAAATCCTTTCGGCTGCTTCACCCCATTCAAACCCTTTGAAACTTACCCCTGATTTGCACACTCCGTGTTGGCTTTTGTGACTGGAGTCATGCTCCTCCCCTCCTCAGCGCGTCTACCGCGCTTTTTTTAATGGTATAAGTAATGTAAGGAGAAAGCTATGCACAAATTTACGTTAAAGGCAGTAGACTATTGCGCAAGATTTATTGTAGTCTGGGCAATTGTCACAGGAGGATTTTGGATTTTAACGTTGGCAATAGGAGGATCTTTCTTTGAGAATGTATATACTGTCTGTGTATTCATTCTCTACGCATCAGCTTGGCTTATGTCTTTCACTTTCCTAGCAAGTTTGATATGAGAAACTTTGTAGGAGTCTTGCTTAAATATACCGTAGCAACACTAAGAATCTGGATATTCTTCTGCGGAATTGTTTGGGTAGCTTGGTGGTGGATGGGTTTCCCTCTGCAGGGAATTTACTATTCGGCTTTTATTACATCCTTATCTGGGTTTGTCTTAGGATCTTACTTTTCCGCGTTCTTGCTAATCATAGCTACAATTATTCCATAAGGTCTCTAAGATCGTTTCAGGAAATCTTGTAACTGTAAAAGGAAATGACCATGAAAACATTAAGCTTTTCAGATATCTTTATGCGGGAAACCACGAATGGGCGCGGAGTTGAGATCGTTGTGAAACGACCTCTGACCGTGGCTCATCACGAAGAGTTGGAAAACTATGACATCTTTCCTCGTGGTGGATGGAAGCGAGGGATGGGGAATAAAAGCCCATACTCTACTCAGATCAAGGAATTGATCGACGTAAATAGCTCATTCTTCTATGCCAGGATTCAACCAGGCGGAAGGGGCTACAGGATTATTAAAAGGGAACTTGATATAAAAAAAACACCCCTAGGTAACATCCTTCTACTCTCCTTTGGGGAGTAAGTTTTCGGGTCTTCGGACCTTTTTTAGTACATGTAAGGAGCACGGGAGAGAACTTTCCCTTTGAGCAACTGAAGCCATATTACCTGTGAGAAAGACTCACGAAAAAATGGCAGGGGTTTTAGGCAAAAAAAAGCCCCGGCATAACCAGGGCTTTAAAACTACATGAGAGTTTAGAAGTTGCAGACGATAGCGCCGTTGACGTTACCGATACCTACACCCACCGACTCATACACGTTGAACTGAATCATATCTTGTTCGACTTTCAAGAACACCGTAGCGTCTTGCATAGCGTACATTTGACCCAGGTAGTCAGGCTGTGTAAACACGATGAACTGATTATCCGGGAGGACATCATTCTTAATCGTGGTCACAATCTCGAAACCATAAGGAGTCGAAATACCAGTTTGACCTTTGAACAACTCCGAAGCAGCGATAGAACCGATGTTCGTAGCAGGCTGACCAATCAGCTTCAAGTACGCGCTTTGGGTCATAAGCACTTTACCAACAGGTAATTGCTTTTGAACCAGATAGCTCACACCAGCCAGCATATTTTCCGAAGTCATTCCGCCAGTCAGGTTATACACGTTACCAGTCGTGTTAGCAATGCTCAGAATGTTTTGGTAGAAACCAACGTCTTCTTGCGTTTGCAGATCACGGATGCTGTTCTCTTGAATCACAGTACGGATGTCCGTTCTGTAAGTCGCCAATTCAAACTTCGATTTACGGAAATCTTCTGAGCTCAGCTTTTCAAAAGTAACCGGATACCGAGGAGCCTTGAAGTAGCGCACGTTAGGACGGCCTGTGAAGCCCATCGAAGCAGCCACGCTGTCCGGCTCTTTTTCCACAATCACGGTTGGCTCTTCCGTAACTTGACGGTCGAGTTCAGCCGGGGTAATAGGATTAAAACCAAGGATTTTACGAGTAAAACCCATTTCCCGCAGTTTTTGACGAACAAAAGTCGTCATCGCCAGTTCAGCTTCCTTGGTATGACCACGGTTTAACTTATCGATAAACGCTTGGTTGATAAACTGGACTTGAGTAGTTTCAGTGTTATAGTTCATAATTACAGGACCTCAATTTCAATACACGCAGTTTGCGTAGCAGAGGCACCCTGCACACGACGCACATAACCCACAATCGGATCGGTTCCAGCGATACCCAGAGCAAATTGCCCATTCACTGCTTTCACAGGTGAACCCGGCACATAAGCACCAGCAGCATAGTTAGAAGTACGAACGATGTAGTTACCCCACAGCACAGTTGCCTGACCAGTCAGATCAAATGCAGAATTCAACGAAACTGTACCTTCAGTCGTCACAGTACCTGGATTTGCAGCCAGAGCAACAGTGAACGTTGTCGAAGTAGGAGTCGTCAGAATCACATAGGAACCGTTGTAACCAGTAGGTACAAAACCTGCCAGAGTTACAGAGTTACCCGCAGCATAGCCATGCGCATTCGCAACAGTAACGGTAGCAATACCAGACGCCCAAGCCACACCAGAAACAGTGTAAGACGGTTGGGGAGTCGGGAAACGACCGACCGAATTGGCGTTGGACGGACCATCACCATTGCCACGAATCACAAGACCAGCCATCGCCACCGCAGTAGCGCCAACCTTGTTGATAGTACCATCGGCTTGCAGAGCGACAACATCGCCATTCTGCAGGACAGCACCTTGCTGAATCAGTTCATTCGAGTCACGGGCACCATCATAGGGCCAGCCACGAATAACTTCAGCGGTATATGACATTAACATATTTAGCTTTTCCTTTTATTCTTGCTAGGTTAAACTGCCTAGCCAGTATTACTATTTTACTATGTTTTTTTAGACTAGCTAAAAAAAGTTCCCCCGAAGGGGAGAATGCTTACCAGGGTGCCATACCAATGTAATACCAAGCTAATCTTCCACCAATATTATTAGCTTGTCCAGCTAGAGTAATTTCTTCTCTAGTTTTACCTTTCTCAAAGAACAACGCTATTGCCGCTAGTTGTCTCATTGAGAGGTAATACCTTTCAACATTCTCAGGCTTACTTCGTGGGTCAACACCGTCAGAAGCCATTTGACGAGTTATCTCGAGAAATTCCTTACAGTCAAGGAATTGCTTTTTGGAAACTTCAATAGATTCTCGAATCAATGACCCAAGTGCAGGCTTCTTAAGATGCTTACACTTTTCTTTCGCCCTCTTTTTTCTAGCTTCATCAGGAGTCATAAGTGGTAAGCTTAGGTTGGACTCTTGTTCCTGTTCCGGTTCCGGTTCTTCTTCAACCTCAGCGACATCTTCCATAGGTTTAGCACGACGCTTATAGATAAAATACACAGTTGCTGCAATAGCAACCCCGATTGAGATAATAGTAAAAAACATAGGTTAATCCTCCAGTTAAATTACTTATACCAAAGTAATGGTTTTCTTTAACCTACGTTTTGAAATAGACTGATCTGAGTTTCTGAATATGCTTAATATTCTCATTATCACCAATTTCCCCCACAACTCTATGTGAAGCTTGATACCCATGAGTAGGGTTTGCAATATGGAATATAGAGCTACGAGAGCCGTTCTTATGAACATCTCTAGCCGTAGTAATAGCTGTAGAAATATCATCGTCTCCTCCAGTTAGTCTAACGTGCTTACTGAAATACTTAACTGCTTCAGGAGTCTTAGCTCTAGTCAACATATCTCTATCTTTTGCAATATCAGAGGCTTTAGCTGCTAACACTTGTCCAGGAGGTTTTCCTGACGGAGATACGCTGCGATGAGTATCTCCATTTAAGGGATGAGTGTGCCCCCAATTTGAGTAATGATTCTTCAGTTTTTGATCAGCAAAAACTCCATGTTCTCCACCTTCAATTACACTATGAATTTTCCCCATAGCAACTTGGTACAAGATCTCTTTATTAGGAATTTGTTTTTGAACATTGGATAGGGCTGTCATATACTCTGGGTTGATAGCCCCCATTCTTCTCTTAGCTGCATTTACCAAGCCTTCCGCTTTGAGATTTCCTTTAGGGTCTGTCATCTGACGTAATGCCCATTTCCAATTTCCTTCTGGGATAAGTCCAGTTTTGGCTGCAAGTTGTCTTGCTTTCAGAGCATTTAGGGCTTGTTTAATTAATGGCATTTGGGGTATAAGAACTATGTAAACAACCCCTTATTTTAAGGAAGAAAAGATAATGCAGCAACAAAGCCGTATGGAGGCTCTAGGGGATCGAGCTAAGATGTTTGAAAAGATCTCCACGGAAGATTACTTGATTCCCAATCTTCCTGTCATCATGCGCTTGGATGGTCAAGCATTTCATACAGTAACTAGGAAACTTCCTCGTCCTATCTGTGTGAATTTCCGGGAGAGCATGGTTAACACAATGAAATTTCTTGTGGACAAGCTGCATGCTTCTTTTGGTTATACTCAAAGTGATGAAATCACTCTTGGCTTCCATAACTGTTCCCACCTTTTTAATGGGAAGAAGCACAAGCTCCTTTCCACTAGTGCAGGTAAGGCTTCAGGGAAGTTCAACCAGGAAATTTATACTCGGCTTCCTGAGTTGAACCACTACGTGCCTAGCTTTGATTCAAGAGTATGGAATGTACCCTCTTACGCAGATGCGGTAGATGCTGTACTTTTCAGAGTTGAAGACTGCGCTAGATGTTCTGTCAATATGCTTGCCAGTACCATTTTTACCGCAGAAGAGTTACATGGTAAAAAAGATGCAGAACGTCGAAAGATGCTCTTTGATAAAGGTGTACCTTGGGAAGAAATGTCTGATTCTTATAAGTTTGGAGTCTTTGCTCAGAGAAGAACTTACATTCGTGAATTGACTCCTGAGGAGAGAATTCTAATTCCTCCTCGTCATTGGCCTAAAGAACCAATTCTCCGTAGTGAGATTGCAATCATGGATTGGGGAGACATTCGCAAAATCCCTGTTCCAGATCTAATCCCCCTTTTATTTCCAGTCCCAAGAAAGGAAGAAGATGAGTCCGATATGTGAAAAGTGTGGAACTTCTCTCAGGTGTGTAGTAAATCCTGTGAGTCGTCAGATTATCGTTATCTGCCCAAAATGTGTGGCAGAGGAAAAAGAGAAAGAAAAAGAAAAAGAAGAACCCTCAAAGTTTCAGCATTGAGTGGTATAACCAAGAAGAGGAGGGATTGTCTCTCCTCTTTTTAAGAAAGCTAAAAATGATTGCGGAAACTGGTACACATACTCCAACAAAACCATATCGTAAAGGACATCGGAGAGCTTGGCCGAGACATCACAAAATCTCAATTCTCAAAGCTATTTATTTATCTCCGCTACCTTTGTTTGAAGCTTGCCAGGTAGCAGGTATCAATGTGCACAGATACCGAAAGTGGAGGGATAGACTTGCTGTGGATACTCTGTACGGAACCTATGATCTGTGCAGAAGCAAATGAAAGAAAAACAGCGCTAAGATATCAGCGCTGTTTTTTTAGGGTTTGGCAGCTAGTTGACTTTTGACGCCAGGGACCTTTTTAGCAATAAGGTTACTCATATGCTCTGCTTGGCTAGCCATAGCAGCATGAGTCGTTGTTGTGCCAGAAGAGTCAGTGAAAGTAGATTCAGGATGTTCAGCAGCCATATTGGAATGGTACTTATGAACTTTGTCTAATCTATTGATATGAGTGAAAGCTTGTTGCTCATCGCCTTTAGTACGGGTAGTAGTCTTATTCAAACTTTTGACGAAATTTGCAGCGTCGTCATGCACAGAGTTGATTGCAGCATTTTCGGTACTATTGCCACCAATCTTACCTCCTGTGACTTTGGAAATAACTCCTTTTGCCTTCTCAGCGAGTTGAGAATGAAGTTCTGGAGCAACTGCCTTTAATCCTTTATGAGCCAAATACCCAGCTCCGGCAGCAGCTCCGAGAGTTGCTAAAGCTTTTACCGCGCTGTTCTTTTGAGGGGCAGGATTACCGTATTGATCATAGAGCTGTTGAGCTCGTTTAACTAAGAGAGTATGTGTCATTTTTTAAGAAAGGGCTGTTAACCCTTTTTTTAGTGTTTAACTGCCGAGACAGAAAGCCAATAGAGGGTCCATTGCAGCTTTAGTCATGTGACCAGAAGGTTCCCCAAAAGCCCAAGGTTGTTCAGTGGCAGAAGCCAGCTTTTCAATAAGGGCGGGATTGGTTTGCTTCAGAGCTTTGACATCCGCTTCTTGGAAACCAAGAGAGGCTAACTTCTCATGCTTCTGAACTTCCTTAGGATCTGATTCAAAAGCAATTTTCTCCAAGTTTTCGATCAAAGATTTACGAGCCTTATATGAAGCCGACTTTTCCAGAGAAGCACGAGCAACTGCTCTAGCTTCTTCAATGGATTTACCAGCTTTAATAGCTGACAGGGAAGCGGTTTTTGTAAAGCTCTTCACGAAGGCAAATTGCGCGGCCTTCTCGCGGTTAAGAGTTTCTTGTAAAGTAGCCATTTTGTTAATTAGTAAGTGGGCAGCGTTCGCACCAATTGCGCTCGCTGCAAGTTGTTTATCGACATTTTTCTTTTCGTGTTTAGTTCTATCTGTAAGGAGATGATTAGCAGCAATTCCTGCTAATGAAGCTCCAGTGGAACCAACGGCGAATTCTCTAGGTGTCATGCTATTATTTTACACTGTTATTATCTATCTTCTCCCTAGCCTTTCTAGCTAAGGCATACCCTGCAAAAGGCATTGCTGCCGCAACAGCATAAGTACCAAGAGCAGGAATTAAACTCTTAGTATACTTGAACGCTTTACCATGTGATTTAAGCATGGTTTTAAGACCGTGGTGAGCCTTAAGAGAGGCATATGCTTCGTGACCTAAGGTGATCGCAGAAGCTGCACCAGAGGTCCCTAATACCGCTTTATCTGCAGTAGTCATTTTATCGCCCTTCTTCCTGGATGCTCCTAAATAAGCTGCTGCGGCTGTCAGAGGAAGTGCGCCACGGGTAGAAACTATGCGGGCAGCAGTAGAAGCAGCTAAGCCAACAGGATGCTCAAGTACCTTGTCTGAAGCATGACCTAATTCATGGGCTAAGTGCCCTAGATGCGGGGCAGAGTGAACTTCCTTTGTAAATGGATTATACATAGACTGAACATATCGGCGAACAGTTGGCTGTCCTTTATAATCTGGAGCTACATGCTTTTTTACTTTTGCAATAGTAGATGCAGGAAGATCATACCTATTCCTACCATGCATACCCATCATAGAAAGAGTTAACGCACCAGTAGCAAGTGTTCCTAATCCTACTGAGCCTTCCAAGCCTATAGCTGTTGCTTTTAATTTGTGTTTGTCAGTATCATTAATCATTTAATATTTCTCAAATTCTTGACTTCATGTGCAAAGCTAACTGCCAAGCTAGTGCCTACTCCTCCTGCTAATGCCCCAACTGCACCTCGTCTAGCACTTCGCTTAGGATTATTCATAACTTCATCAGATGCTGTGTCGTTAGCAATTTCTTGTCCAACAATGCCACCCGCTCCTGAAAGTAAAGCATTTTCCCCTGCATATTGTAAAGCCTTTTTAGCAGCTTCAGTATATGAAGCATGTTTAAATAACTTGCTCCCAAGAGTCATTGCGCCAATACTTGTAGCTTTGGCTCCAACAATACCGCCGATTAATTCATTGCGATGTTTTTGCTCATCTGTATCATTATTAGGAGTTAAGGCGTGAGCAATACCCCCCCCTACAGCACCACCAGCAAGATCTCCAACAGTTGAAAGAGATTCATTCTTAATAGCCTCCGTAAAGTCGCTAGCCTTCTTTTCACGAGACTTAGCAAAGTGATTTAACAAAGCTACCTCCGCTAACGAGGCAGTTTTGTTATGGTGCCATTTACGAGCGTTCATTGCGAAGCTAGCCTCTTTGCGTTCGGCAGGGCTAGAACTCTGTTTAGCAGATGCTAACTCTAACATCGTAAGCTTTTTTCCTGGAGGAACTCCAAGTTTAGAATGAAGCTTACCTTCATTCTTTTTCTTAATTTCAATAGCGATTTTTGTTAGAGGGAGTGGGGCAGCTTTCATTGTCTTCCTTGTTACAGCTGATTTCAGCGTTGAGAATGCTCTCGTAGTAGGGGTTTTTAAAGGTATCATATAAAAAGCCCAGGCCTCTTTCGAAACCTGGGCCTACTTTCAGTTAAAGTGAAAAGTGCTTATTGTTCAGCAGCTTCTTGCACAGCGTGGACCGCCGTATCAAAATCAACGCCTTGGTCCATCAACATACCGACCGCAGCCGCCTTGTCCATATCCGTGTACTCAGCCTTCTTTTCATGCTTGCGAGCCGCAGCATAACCAGCCAAAGCGCCACCAGCCAACATCGCGCCACCAGCACCAGCCATCAGCTTACCTGGATGATCTTCAGCCAAGGTGCCAACCACTTTACGTGCTTCACCAACAGTACGCTTGACAGCATTCATGACACCCTTTTTAGGATTTCCAGCACGAGTCATCGTCTTGGCAATAGTCTTCTGCCCTTGAAGCCACTGATCACGACCAGCCTCAGACACCGCGTTCATAGCTTTGCCAGGAGCTTGTTTAGCATGACCGACCGCAACAGCCGTTTTACGTGCAACACGACGACCCATACCAGCAATTGAAGCTTCCTTAACCAAGTCTACCGCTTCGCCAAACTCAATGCCCTGAGACATCAGTTCACCAACAGCCGCAGCTTTGTCCATATCACTATATTTAACTTCCTGCTTGGAAACAGCATCCGATGCAGCTTTCACCATATCAGCAGCCTCTTCAAAGGAGAACCCCGCAGACATGAGATTGTCTAAAGCCGCAGCCTTAGTTACTTGGTCTTCTTCTGGCTCGGCCATGTCATCACCATCACCCACTTCAACACCAGAATCTGTATCAGAAGCAGCTTGTTCGGACGAATTCATAATCGTCTGAATCAGGTTGCCAACACCGTCAGTAGTTCCCGGCTGGGGTTTAACCTTGACATCATCCATAGCCACCATTTGGGCGGCAGGGTCATTAACCATGTCATCTTCGCTTCCACCGTTGTCGGAAACAACGATTTCAGCAAGCTTTTTCAAAAATGCTTCTTTGTCCATATCTTTTTCGTCTTTCTTAGCCTCAGAGTTGTCCTTTTTTGCTTCGGCTTTCTCGTCATCAGCTTTTTGTTCGTCCTTTTTTGCGTCGGTCAGTCGGGCTTCGTCAGCAGCAGCCATTTCAGCAGCAGCACGTTCTCCCTCATCCTCGGCAAGCTTAATGAGTTGGTCCATAGAGAGTTCGCTCATATCAGGGATATTTTCTTGAGCCGATTTCTCCATGGCAACGCTGTCGTCCAAAGCCGCCAGCAGATCATTCAATGTATTTGCCATGTTAATAAGTTTTCCTTTTTAGTTGCGGAACATCCGCTTCTGCTTTCTATTTTACTATGAAATTTCTCACATACTAAGCTCTTTAGCTAATTTGATTCCAGCAACCTTCCGTAAGAATGGATGTTCCTGATTATCAGCTAACGAATTATACACCATTCTATACGCAGCAACAGCAGCCCCTAAAGCTGAGATAGCAAAAAGAACTCTTGATGCCATTCCAGGCCCCTTCGATTCTTGTTCATATGAAGTATCTGGGAAATATCCTTGAGGGGTATTGATGTAAAATCCACCACCGTCTAAGGCCCTCTTTTCCAAATGTTTATATGACATGGAGCAGATAGCACTAGCTTTTTTAGCTAACCCGGAAGCTGCACCAGACCCAATCTCTTCCTTATCTAATTCAATAGCAGGAACAGAGGTATTGATCTTGATCAGTTTATTGATTAACTCAATATCAGGAACCATTCCATGCTTTAAGTAGTAGAGAGAGGCTAACTCTTGGAGCGAAGGTAAAATTCCTTCCTTTGCCATAGAGCGAGTAATATTCTCCCAGCTATCTGAGGCTAAGCCTACGAGAACTTCAATAGGAAGCGGATTAACAGGTAAGTCAACGCTAGTTACCACTCCACCATCAATGTCTTTAACTAGCTCACTGAGCTTAGTCATCTTCCCTAGAGAGCCAACCTTCTCAAGCTCAGCTCTTTCGGCAGAACCTAAGGCGGTTTCATCACCAGCAACTTTTGTCAGAATGTAAGATGTAGGGTCTGCTCCACGGAGAACCACGGAAATATCAAAGAATGATAGAGGTCCAGCATTGATTGCCATAACCTTACGCCCATCTTCATAGACCTTGCCTAAGTCATTTCTTAAGTGAGCGCAATATTCTGCTCTGGAGTGAGCCATGTTTCCGCAGATACTGCACACATCATATGGAGTCTTACACGCCATTGATGTAGAGGGGTAATCCCCTTGAGCAATACGTTGTTCAATATCTTGAACTAAGCTTTTGTCAGCTTCTGCAATGAGTTCAACCCGATGCATTGTCGAGTTGTAATTTGCAAAGATCACCTTGCCATTAGCAATGGAAGGGTCTTTGTTAATGTGGTGACGGAATAGATGTGCAGGACTAGTAACGAATGTCTCATAATACTTCAGAAGCTGTTCTTCAGGAAAGTAATCTCCATTCCGATTAGCACCGTAGTATTCCCCGGCTCCCATAGCATTGATATGGAAGTAGGCTTTATCAGGTTTAACTTTAGGCAGAAGCTCAGAGATATACTGAGCTACTTGTGTGTTAGCAGCAGTCTTTTGCAAACCTTTATAGTATTCCGTAGTTATGGCGAAGATATTTAACTCTCCGTCAAACTTGGTAGAATCGGTTAGCTTATACACTGTTAATTATCCTGGGAAACGAATCTGACTCACTAAAGGTGTGTTACTTTTATTGTAGCGCTCCTCCATCTCTTGAAGAGTCTTAATAGTCATCGGGTCAATACCTTCACCATGAACAGCGTTCGCAAGAATGGCGCTCAGAAGATTAGGGTCAGTTGCGATGTGTGGAGCAAACTGAAAAATGGTTGCAGCATAGCTTTGAACCTTTACAGGGTCAGCAGACTGGATAATCACATTCGAGGTCATTACTTTCTTAAGGGCAGTTTGAAACTTAAATTTCAACTCTGAATTTCCATAGGAATTGATAATACCTCTGGCACCAGCTACTAGAGCCAAAGCTCCTAGAGCTAAACCAGCTTTAGCTGCACCTTCTCCTAAAGCTTTAGAGAAGGGGGCAATCTCTTTAGATCCAGAGGTAAATCCCTCTGTTAGTAAGTTAGAAATACTCATATTTGGTTAATGTCGTTGTTAGCATTGTGGTGCATATCTCCTGCTGCACCAATAGCAGTTGCCCCCATAAAAGCGCGGTTAATATTCTTCCCCGTTCTCTTGAGGTTATTCATTTCAGTTTGATACCCAGCAGGATTAAACCCAGCTTCGTGAGCAATTCTAGCATTTCCTGAATCACTTAGATGCTTTACTGCAGCATCAAATTCCATACCTTTATTGCGTGCAAATGTCTGAGCTGCAAGAATGTTCTTACTAGCGCCACCAGCATCACGAGCAGAATTAGCAATTCCTTTTCCGAGAGCCTTTGATCCGGCTATAATTGGTTTCTTAATTAGATTACCAACACCTTCTCCAAGCATCCCGAAGAGCCCAGCTTGTTTTTCCAAGCACTCTGACAGGAACGCGGCTTTTTCTTGATAGGCATTATGCATCTCTGTGACAGCTTCAACCTCTTTAAGAAACTCTCTAGCTTGGTTCATCTCAGCAGTCTTCAATAGAGAGGTCTTATCTTCTTCTCTAGCAGAAACACCGATAAAGTCCAAGTACACTTGGTCAGGTTTTAAAGCAGTTACAGAAGCAACTAACCGAGGATCATCTTGGGCTTGTTTTCTTAGCCACAAAGCTTTCTCGATGTTACCTACATAGTCAGGGAAACTATTCTCTAATTCACATGCTGTTTGCCAGAAAGCCTTTTTCAGCATGGCTTCATGTTCTTGGTTCAATCTCTGTTCCTTTTTTCGTTTGGCTAGAGTTTTGTACTTAATGAGTTCTTGTGGAGATAAAGCTGCTTCCTTAACTACACCAGCAGACTTAGGTGTTGTCGTTGGGACTAGAGCAGCCATAACTCCATCGAAAGAAGCAACAGAAAACTCCGCCGTTCTATCCTTTTCAATTTGTAGCTTTTTCAAGAAGGCAATAGTGTTCACTGCCTCCACTAAACGCTTAATCTGCTCTGCATTAAGCTCGTCAGCCTCAGCTTTATTAGCAATGAGTTGGTCCAGAGTGTTATCTCCTCCCAGAAAAGCCTGCACAATGTTAATGGCAGACTCTTGTAAATAGTGAACATCAAAATAGGTCATGGCTAGATTTTAGCTTACAAATACTTTTCAAGTGAATCAAAGTTAGGGTTAATTTCAGCCAGAGCAACTTCCAAATCTTTCTTGGCAGCATCATGGTCAGAAACCCAGAGTTTAATTAATCGAGCGATGTCAGTAGAGAGTTTTACCCACTTCTGACTTTCTCTTCCTTCTTCAGAAGTCGAGGGAGAAAACATAGCTTCCTTAGCTTTATAGAAGCAAATATTGAAAAGTTTTTGCATCCCGTCTACAGGAGAGATTTGAATAGAATTGCCTAATCTCCAATGGAGAAACTCTAGGCCATTAGCTAAGGCCCACAGCTTAAGAGTCCCTCGACGCTTAGTCTTGGGATTAGACATTTCTAATTCGATTTGTTCAAGCTTTTCTAATTTCGATGAGGTGGAAACAGGCAGGAATTCAGCCCGATAAGTAGTGACTACTTCTACCGGGAGTTCTAAAAGAGTGGCGATTTCTAAATCGGTTGCAGGGCTAAAAAGAGCAGCTTCCAGGTAGGAAGATTGCAAATCACTCTTGCGTAGCCTCTCCAATGTTGTCTCTGTCATCAGGGAGCCTTTGCAGAGAGAAATAGAGCGCACCAAGTGACGTATAAACACCCTTGAGGATGTTAATAGTAGTCATCAGTTCAATACCATTCTCTCCAGTAAACATGTCCGAAAGCTTGAGGCGAGACAAGAACAGGATACGTCCAAGTCTGTCAATACTCAATCGAATATCTGGCAGATAATTTTCTGCGTATTGTTTTAGTGAAGGAGCTTGCAGCAACTCAGCAATGATTGTGCTGTTAACAAGGTCAGGATCTTGCAAAGAAGAAACTGTCTTCAAATTCTGAATAAAACCTTGAGCACCATCGCCTTCACCATCAGGGAATTGTTGAGAAACATCTGATTGAGGGTAGATGAACTGAGAAGCGCCGAGGTCACCAAAGTTATCTGCTTTCTTCTGCATATAGAAGGAACAGACGCCTTTCTCTTCGGCAGTCTTCATGAAATTTTCAGCAACAGCAGGAGCCAAGCCCTCTTCAACGATTAGACGTTGCAGAAGAAGAGGGGCACCAGAAATCATATCCCCGTTATAGAAGAATTCATTAACTCCATTTGAACGCAGTACGTTAACTTGCTTGAACTGGTCCCAGTATTGCATTTGGTTGATTTCTTGTGCTTCATCAGGAGAAGTGCAGAGGTCATTGTTAACTTTATCATCGAGAACAACCGCTCTATAGCTAGAAGGGACCAGCAAAGTTCCATCAGGAAGTCTACGTGCAGTGTCAATTCCCTTCATGACATGAATGCCTTGAGTGCGATAAACACCAGAAGAGTATCCTGAATAGAATACATTCCCGCCAGAGATAGCACGATTAGACAAGTCACCTAAGAATAAGAGTTCTCCATGTGGAGAAATGATAGCCAACTGAACACCAGTAGGAGCATCTTCCATCGAGGAAGACGGAGCCATTTCTAAAAGTTCTTGCAGACCTTCGACAACTTTCCCAGGTTGTCCCTTTGTTACGACAAAATTTGTTCTAGCAAAAGTGCCATCAGTAAAAATTACAATTCCAGATGCGCTAGAGGTTCCCTGAAACAGCTTAGGAGAAACAGCCGCTACAGAAGCTGGGTGATTTCTGAGGAAAAGAGCAGTCTTGCTTAAGCCCGATCTAAGTACAACAACCCGTGTCTCAGCAGAACCTGTAGGAACAGGAATACGTTCATAAAGCCCAAATTGATTAAAATCTTGAACTGGAATAGCAACTCTCGTCATCAAAGGTTCGCCACGAATAGCATAACCTTTTTGAATGATTGCTTGAATCTCGTCTTCGGACAAGTCTCCAGTTCCTTCTGTCAGAATAGTGACAGCAGTGTTGGCATTAGGAGCAACATTGGCAGTTGCTTTAGCTGCAGCAGCCAAAACTTCCGCAAGTTCTCGGAGGTCAAAGACCGAATGGAGGCGAGTAGCAAAGTCCTCATCCTCTTTAAGTCCTTCGATTAAGGCTTGCTTATAAATAGTAGGAGCCAAGCCTAAGAGTTCCATAGCTCGAGAACCACTAGCATAAATAAACTTGCCGGTTCTTGGAGGAACAACTAAGCTGTAGATGTTTGGATTCTTAACTGCTGTACCTGGGATCTTTTGGTTATTACCAAAGCCTTCCATAGGCGTATTGATCAGAGATCTGATATACGCAGGTAGAGCAGGGAAGAATAGATTGGTGTCAGCTTTAACTACAGAGTCCAGAGGCTGGATAACGTCATTTTTTGAAATGACGGGAATGAAAAAATTGTCCGCACCGAGTTGAATTTGGAAAGCGCCCACCTCCAGCGAGTCGTCTTCTTTATTCATTTCTTCTGTGAGATCGTAGAAACCCGTTACATAAGGAACGATATCAGGAAAGCGTTGCGACAGTTTTAGATAGGCGTTGTCAGAGAGATTCATTGCAGTGATTTTAACTATTTTTTAGTTTAGTTCAATTTTTTTATGTTGTGCAGTCAGTGGTAGAACTACCTCCACTCGTCGTACTTTGCCCTGCAGCGGCCGGATTTTGTGCGTAATTACTACTGACAGTCATATATTGACCAGTAATATACTGACCTCCTGAAGAAGCATAGCTTCCAGAAGCTGAGACTTGAATATTAGTCCCGTTAATTTTATAAACCTTCCCCATGTCATTAGCTAACAATTGAGCACGGCTAGAAGCTGTTGATCCAAGCAGGTCAGTACCTGTACCAAGATAGCCTTTTGTCATTGCCAAAGCAATAGCTGCAGCAGGAGAATTTCCCTTATTCAAATAATTGTCGTAATGCCATGCAGACAAAATTAACCCAGAAAGTATAGAATTTTCTACAGCCTTGTTAGTGGCTTGAGGCGGATTACCCGCAATCTGTGGGAACAGGGTGTTATCAACAGTTATGGGATTAAGAGGATCTACGACAAGTCCTTGGGCAATCATTAGAGCATTATACTTCGGTCCTAAATCTTTAAAAGTATGAGTTCCTTGAAAGAAGTATCCTCCCATAACTCCCATTAATCCCCAAGCAGTATAACCTGCTTTAGCCTTAGATGCTAAGGCTGCATAAGAGGTATTGTTAGGATCAGATTTATAGTTAGCATCAATAGAACTAATAATCGGATCTCTTTGAAACTCTGTGTAGTAATTATATCCCGGTGGTATGACGACTGCAGCCCCATTCATGTGAGCAGCAGTAAATCCAGTCACTCCAAGAATAGGGCGGTAAAGGACAAAGGAGCTTTCACTATTAATTGTCCCCATGACATACGACAAAATACTTGGAGCCTTAGCTAGAGTGGCCAGCTCAGGAATATTCTTTAAATACTGAGTAGCTACTACAAGGCAAGTCTGAGGGGTAATGTAGACATTAATATTTGCCATGCCCACCTTCCCCGAACTCTGTCCCTAACACATAAGGCGTAATAGGCTCATAGCCATGGACAGGGCTAGATTGATTCAAGGCTGCAGCATCTTCAATAGAACGAGTCAACTTAGAGAAAGCCAATCGTGACATCCAGTTCTTATCTAACAGTTTGGCTGTTTGCAACCCAGGAACAACGGGCTCAGTTGTAACCCCAGTTCCAGTCACCTTAACCATTTTGATTCCATTCTTAAGAAACTTCCGAGCCAAAGGCGCGGTAACTTCAGTGCCAGGAGTTTCTACCCCGACAAACTGAGAAAGGGTCTTACCTATAGATTTTTCTACTGGAACCATTTCTTCGTCATGTCTTAGCACTTTATGCAAGTCTTTGACAGTGACAATATCTCCCGGAAGCATAGAAGTAGATCCGGGGCTTTTAATACGAGCAAAATTAATAAGATTTCTAGCCACAACCTCAAAATGTTTTGGGTCTAGCGGAACATTACGAGAGTAGACTTCACGTAGAGATTCCATTAGGCTTTTACGAGCTTCGCCTGTTCCCATTAATGCAGCTAACTTCCGTGGGTTAATACTCCCAGTTGAAAGTTTTTGACCGACTTCAACGTCATCACCACCCTTAACAATAGGTTGCTGGAATCGGTCTACAAAGTGAGTAACTCCATTGATAGTAATATGTTTGTTATTTAGTTCGTCGGTAGTGATTTTAGAAACAGTCCCATGCTCAGTTGATAGAGTTGCCTCATCCAAGAAGTTTTCTTTTGGATTATTCAACAGATTAGCGGCCTCATCATAAGCGTTTCTTTTCCGTCCTGCAACCCCACCTTGGTGTTTAGTTGACAACATAGCTTGAGTCAACGTCTCAGAAATACTCTGAGCAGCAAGAACTCCAACGTTAGTGCCGATTTCAGGCAGGTGTCCATTAGCCGCAACACCGTAGCATTTTTGACATACTCCCTCTTTAGCTTCACAGGTCAATGGGCTACGGATCTTAATAACTCCCTTTGTTCCTAGCCTGTGATAAACCTCGTCAGTAATAAGTTGGTTAGAACCAGCTAAGTATCTTCCAAGAACTTGCAAGGAATCATTCAAAGGGACTTCAACACCATTCTTTGTCCCACAGTCTTCCATAGTAACAACTTCGTGGAAGAGGGACGGGGTTAGTCTCTTAAACAATTCCCCAGGTTTCTGAGTAGATAATTGTGACAACACAGTAGAGGCTCTACCGCCAAAAGACATAGCAAAGCTTTCAGCAGGAGTAAGCCCTTCAGCAAAGGAGTGAGTAATAGCAACAGGAATAGGGTTTCCTTTAACGTCCTGAGCCATGAGGGGAGCAGAAGTACCTTGGGCTAACTGAGAAGGATTTCCCCTCGCACCAGTCTTAGCCATTTTCGCAGCAGTTGAGCCACGAGAGAGGAGATACTCTACGTTTTTCTGTTCAGCAATCTTAGATGTTGAGGCAGCTAGATCGTTGAGTTGTTGCAGCTTGTCTTGCTTAGTGTCCTTACTATTCAAGATTCTAGCTACGTGCTGCTCAAATTCATCCAACAGGACTCTTCGTTCTAGTGAGTCATTCTCATAGTCAGATAAAGGGGTTGAAGCTCCAATATTTGTAGCAGTGTTAAAAAACAGTTTAGAGAGTGCACTGATCGTAGGAGCAGCCGCCTCTCCAGAGGTTTTTAATAACAGCACAATAAGGTCGTTGATCCCTCGTTTATCAAGTGTGCGGGAAGGATCAAACTTTGCCCTGGCAGCGTGAGGAAGCATACTCTTGATGAGAAGGCTTCCTGGGGTAATGACAATTGGTTCTGACATGGATTATTTTTTTCTAAGTGGGCCGGGCTCAATTGTGATTGGGGTATTAGCTTGAACCTCACCCTTTTTTAATGCCTCTAAAGCTTCGGCTTCAGACTTGAATGACACTACGCTTTGAGTCATGTCTGGTTCTGTTAAATGCACAGAGCCAATAACAGCTTCATGACCAGGAGCTACCAAGCTTTTATAAAGTCCTCTACGAGAGTCGAACATCTGCGTAGATGGTAAAAGCTTCTTCTTAGCTTCCTCTACTGCTTCTGGCGTCATTGGCAAATGGAAAGACAAAGAATCTCCATCGAAGTCCGCTGCGAACAAAGGAAGATGGAGAATGTTCATACCAACAGTGTAGCCATCAGTTGGAACTGGGAAGGCTGCAGTCACGTTGGATTTCATCAGAGTAGGAGCTCTATTCATGATGATAGGGACATTCTCAATTGATCTGTTAAACGCTGTCACTGCAGGAGTAGAACGCTCCTTCCAAGCTTTCTCAGCCGAAAGACGGTCATATCCACTCTTAGCAAGTTCACGTAGAATGTGAAACTTGTACATGCTCCACAGCATATTTCTAGGAACAGCAACTTGGTTAAAGTCCAAGTTAGGTTCAGCGTAAATCGTCGCTCTGCCTGAGAAGTCTTGCTTCTTGGAAAGCAGCTTGGAGTGGAAGAATCCAGACTTAGGTCCTCCTTCCCCAGCAATGGTTTTAATGTAACCCTTCAGATTCTTGCCTTGGGATTGAGGGGACACAGCAGTCCCTAGACCTATGACAGCTTTTAAAGCGTCATAATTAGCTTTGCGGAATGGAATAAGCTCTTCTGGACCAAGGTCTTCTTTCAAATCTTTAACAGAGTCGTTGACTAACATATGATCTCTGTAAAGGTGATTCACATCAGCATATTCAATAGCATTACCACCAACAGGAACAATTGGTCGCACAGACGGAGGAGCAACGGGGACGTTATGTAAAAGTACAGCATCTCCAAGGCTTTGATTCTGTTGTGCTAATCCGTAAATATACTTCAATTTTTTAATAAGCACATCACGCTTAGCTGCAGACTTAGTGTCAGCAATTTCTTTTTTTAGCTTAGGGATTTCCGTAGCTGGGTCGATATTATTCAAAAGGGAACGAAAAGCTTCCCCTCCGACTTTAATGGAATGATCTGACATGTTTGCCTGTTGCAGTATTTACAATGGAGCCATCTTTGACACCATTTTCACCTGAGATGAGTTTACTGTACTCATCCCCTGTTAAACCAAGAATAGCCTTGACAGATCTCTCCATAACAGGGTGGACCATTGACTCAGCTAAAGGATAGTGAGTCCAGTTAGTTCCAGTAAATCCACCAGTTGTACGAATATCAAACAGCCCACCCTTTTCAGGTTCCAAGTTCTTAGAGTTCAACATCTTAGGGGATTCAATAACCCCATGTGACATTTCAAGAATACTTTTGTCCGTCATAGGTGAAGCTGTAATCCTATCAGGGTGAAGAGTTAAAGAAACACCTGCTCCTTTAAGCATATCTACAAACTTCTGAGTAGCAAAGGTTCTCTTTGGTTTAGGCAAAGGTTCTCCGTTAGCAAACTTACTCCAGTATTCGTCGTTTTGCTCAGACTTAACTGTTGCAGTTTCCTTAAGATTTTTTCTAGCATTTGAGCCAATCAAAGCCAATGCTTCCATATAGCCTTCTGCCTTCGCTCCTTCTGTACCTCCCTTAGTAGGTTGCATGTTTGCATCATAGCCTCCTACATTTCTAGCAGAGTAGTTTTGATCAGTTGTTTTGAACAGCTTTACAATGTACTGCTTTCCAGTCAAGACCCCTTTATAATTTGCGCCAGTTTTAGGATCAACAAGATCAGAAGTATCCTTAACCCCTGAAGCAGCCATGTCTTTTTTAATTTGTTGAATATTGTTCTCATTTCCAAAATTTTTAACAAGATACGGTTTCCCCAATTTATCCGCAATCTTGCCTGCAATTGTTTCGTGAATCTGACCCAAGTTGATCCGACTCGTCACTGAGGCGGGATTGAGTAGCAAGTCTACAGGATGTCCTGTTTCCTTGTCATAAGGCATATCTTTATCGGGAACTATAAGTGAAACAATTCCCTTATTTCCATGCTGACCAGTCAGTTTATCACCGATCTCTAATTGCTTAATACTCCGAATCAGTACCTTGGCTGTCGGAGATTTAGTACTAACGCTTACAACCTTCCCCTGTTCCATATGTTCCCATGGAGCAGTAACAAGGCGGTAAGGTGTTACTAGAAGCTTATTCAGCTTACCCAAAAGTCTTTCTTCTGGGGTAGGCATTCTTTTTTCAAGAACAGCATAGACAGGATCTCCTTCCTCGAGAGTTTCCCCTTCTTTTACATATCCATCATCATCTAACTTAGCTAGCTGAGCCGGACTGAACTTTGAAGGAAAGTAACGCTTTAACAAAACTTTTTTGGAAATAGTGTCAGGCGTAATATCATACTCATACTTATAAGCATGATGGCTACTCATTCCCTCAGCAGCCCCTTGACGGATCACGATACCATCTTCATGGTTGTAACCATGCCAAGGCATATAAGCAACAGTTAAGTTCTTCCCTAGAGCAAGATGGCCGTTCCTTGTGTAATTGTTTTCAAAAATAGGTGTAGGAGTATTTTCTGGATCGTGTGCAGAACCAGTGTAAACCTTTTGACCAACTTCGACCAGAGGCTTCTCATCATCAAAAAACCCCTTTTGATTAAATGGCAGATCTTTAATAGCCTTAATTGTATGGATAGTTCCATCGCTATCAGCTCTGACTTTAACTTCGTCAGAATTTGCTTTAATCACTGTCCCATCAACAGGAGATTTCGTAGACAGTAACCGACCATAGAACTTGGTAAAGGTGTCATTTTTACCCTTGACAGTTTGGACAAGAGGGGCTTCTCTCTCAACTAACGACAGAGCTTGAGGTAGAGCTTTACCAGCCATAGTCAACCGACCAGGGTGATTTGAATTCAAGAACGGTACAAGGTTAGTTGTAACCGTGTACATATTTGAAGGATCTGAAATCCAGTAATCCACATCCTTAATAGGAACTGAACGTAGTTCGTTCTTTGCTTTTGCTTGGACGAAACCATTCTTTTCAGAGCCTCTGAACCCTACAACAGAGTTCATTAGTTTCTCAACGCCAACTACTTGTTTCTTACCAGCCTTGTCTTCCACCTCAGTGTATAGATTGCCCTCTGGATCTCTCTGAGCAGCCACCGTAAAGCGTAAGTCAATTCCAGCATGACCAGACTCAGGAGTGCGACTAGGGTCAAGAATACCAATGTGAGACAGATCAATATTTCGAGCAGCAAGGGGTACAGCCCTCTCGTCTCCAATACCGCCTTCTTCAGGCCCGAGCACCGTAACTTTTCCAACATTTTCTAAGCTTTCAAGTGGGTTAGTTTCTGATGGGGTTGAAATAAGGGAAGAGTCTTGGATATAACTTGTGAAGATCTTGTTAAAAGGCTTAGGAGCAATTGTATCTCTAATCTTAGGATTTTCAGGATGAATACGTTCCAGAGCAAAGCGCAAACGCTTCTTCACAGCTTTAACTGAATCATGGTTCTTTTCAAACCGTTCTTTAATGAAATCAGGAAGATTACTCACTCTCTTAAACTGCAGAGAATCTCGGTTATCTTCAGGTATTTCACCTTTGTAAACTTGAACCATTTTTCTCAAGGTCAACAGAAGAGTTTCCTCATTAACACCAGATAGGGGTTTTCCTAAGGTTGCCGCAGTAGTGTTTTCATCCAAAGTGCCTTTAGTCAAAGCCTCATGTAGCGCTAACGACTTCTGAGCCATTGTCGCTTTAGGATCTTTATCATAGACAAGACGATTGTAGAATCTGTCTAATGCCTTATCTTCCTTACCTTGAGCAGCTTTAAGATTCTCATCCCAGATAGAAGCGGGAATGAATTTCTCAGCGTGAGCAGACGTAACTCCAAAGACATGCGTCAGGAGAGGAGCTAGCGGAATTAAAGCACCACCACTAGTTTCCATACTGAATACCCCAGTCTGAGGAGAAAGGACAATTTTAAAGTTGGCACCCTTCTTAGTGTTAAAGTGAGCTTCCAAGTGACCATCAGCATCAGATGTTCTGATGAACACTCCAGGCTTCAACTTGAGCAGGTTTGCTGCAACATAGTTGTTACCCTTATAAACCAAAGTATGTTTCCCTGTGATGTGAAATGCATCCATCAAGGGAAAGTTTGTAGCAGTATCTAACACCTTTCCCGTCACCGCAGACCTAATAGTCAGGGTTCCAGTAATGGGATAAGTTAGAGATTTTGACTCCATGTACGCACGCTTCTCGTCATCAGTCGTGAAGTTTTTAGGGTGCGCAACAATGTCCGAAGCTTCAAGGATATATTCCTTATTTTTGATTGGAAAGGATTTCCCCAAAGCAGAAACGAGCTCACGGTCAACGCCAGCTCGAATATTTTCCGGTGAAGTGAAAATCTTAGATAGAGTCATGTTCTAGGTATTTGACGATCATAAAGTAAGCAGTTTGAAAGGAAAATTTCTCATAATTAAGGACAATGATCTTGTCGTCCTCTTGTAAAGCACGAGTTTCAATCTCTGCTAATTCTCCAACTGATACTGGGTCGTCAAAGTCAACTTTTAGGTATTTTACCCTGTAGCCAGAAAACTGGCCTGTTGCCTCAGGTTTGCGCGCTGCTGGTACTATTTCCGGTGTCATTGCCATCTGTGGGTTCCTGTTCTTGCTGTTCTTGTGGTTGTTGTTCTTCCTCTTGTGGTTCCTGAGGTTGTTGTTTGCTCTTAAGATTTTGAACCAGTAACCACATAGAGAAATCTTCAGCTTTTAATTGTAGCAGCATCTGCTGCTGCTCTAGAGGAGAAATTTCCTGCAGTTGTTGAACATACGCAGATGCTTTTTTAATAGCTGCTTGATACTCCTCTGTCCCTGAAACTTCACTGTAGGCTTTTCTTGAAGCCAAATACTGAGCCACTTCACTTTCAATCTGAGCTCTGACTTGCATAGAAGATTCCATACCTGCTTCCTTGACTTGCCGTTCGATTTCTTTATTCAGATCCAGACCAAGAGTTTCATATAGAGTCTGCTTGGAAACTTGTTGGTTACTAAATAGTTCAGCCACTGTCTGGCGGAAGGAGTCATCATCAAGCAATTTAACCGGGGTCAGCTCAACATCAACAGTTTCATAAGACATGTAAGTTGTAACCTTAGTCATAATCCACTCAATCATTTCATTAAGACGAGTTGTATAGTGGCTAAGGGTGTTTTCTAGTAAACGTAGCCCAACGTGACTTGAAGTCCAGTTAGTCGTTCCGCTCAAGAGTTCTTGGGAGACTCCAAGGGAAAGCAGAAGTTGTTGTTCAGTTTGATCAAGTTCCTGAGAAACCAACAGAGTCTTACCCTCTCCACCAGCAAGCTGATACTGCAGCGGTAAAGGGGAAACCATGACATAGTTAGGATCTTGCTTGTGACGTTTAAAGGCTTTTTCAATCTCCTCCTTAAACTTACGCATACTCGAAGCCATGACAGGATCAGTTGATCCATTAGCTGTCGGAGAGACAATTCGCATCGGAGCAATATACTCCATAGCCACTGCCTCATTAGCTCTACGCAATGTAGCTTGATAAAAGACTAAGGAGAACAAGGAAAGAAACGGAGGAATAGCAACACCATCCACAGAGCCTCCAGTAGAGATATTTCTCATGTGGAAGAAGTTTCTTCTGTCGAATTTAAAATCCTCGTTCTTTCTAACTGCTTCAATAACCTGAAGAGGAATTGTATCTACGAATAATCTGTTTCCTCGAATAATTTCTGTTCGAATGTGCTTAGGAATGGAGTAGTAGTAATTTGTTTCTCCAGTCAAAGGGTTATGCTCTGTAGAGATATCTGCCGGGTCCCAGATGATAACGTTGAGATCTTCAATGCTATAGGATTTGGAATCTAGAATCTCTAGATCTCCCTGATTGCCGCACTTAGGGCAAGTTCCCATGAACTTGAATTTAGCAAAACGAGCCCACTTAGCATTCTTAGCAGGATAAAGAGATCCACAAGAGTTACACTTAAGAGAACGATTGATCGGGAAGTACAGAGATACAAAGACATTCCCTAGGGTCCAGTACTGAAATCCGATGTTCTGAAGAACCTCTTTCATTTTCAGGGAACGGAACAACTCTTCATAATTTCCCTTTGTCTTCTCAGACTTCGTGTCAATAATTAAGTCTGTAATAGGATAAGTAGAAAACTTACGAATAACCTCAGTAACAGTAGGTGATTGAAGAGTAATATACTTAACCCATCTAATCAGGTCTTGTAGATTTCGAGGAGTATATTGGTTTGCAACATTGAACCATGGGTTCGGATATTGGTTTTGCATCCCCCAGGGGAAGATATTGTAGGGGTTGTTGGCGTAATTCATGTCCATGATGGTATTTTAGGGTAAAAAGTCTAAATTGACAATAGCGTTTGGTATAAGTATTTTGAGCATAGGAATACGCTCACTTCACTCACCCAAACAAACCCTAACAGGGGTAAGGAGTTTCAGATGGCTACTGCCAACCAAGAAGTCAAGAAAGATTCCAAGCAGGAAGAAGAATGCTCGTGGTGCAACATCGTCAAGCTGGTAGCTGGCGGGGTAGCGATTGCCGGAGCAGCCGGAAGTATTGGCTACTACATGGGCCAACGTGAACAAAAAGCAGAAGACATGATCTTCGGCGCTCGCATGTAAATGCGGAAAAAACCAGAGCTAACACAGTCTGGTTTTTTCTGAAAGGAAACTATGGAAAATGTGATTTAGCAATAAGCCTAATTTTTTGGTATAAGTACTGTGCAGAGAACTTTTCTGCATCTCCCCTCTTCTTTCAACCCCTCACTTTTGGAACACCAATGGCAATCCCAGAAGAAAACACTCCAACAGAAGAACAACAACACCAAGAAGCAGAATGCTCGTGGTGTAATATTGCCAAGATAGTCGCAGGCGGGGTAGCACTCGCAGGCGTCGGCATTTACGGCGGGTACCAACTCGGATCTGCAGCTCGTCGCAAATCCTTAGTCAATCAGCCAACGGTCAAAGTACCGGCCATTGAGATGTAAACAGCTTCTTGGGGGAAGTTAGTATCACCTTCTTCCCCTTCTATAGTTTTTTCTTACCTAAATGGAACTCCCATGAATAAAGTCCCCGAAATCAAACCCTCATCATTTTCTTCAGTAGTGCAGATTTCTGCAGCTCTTTTGTCGCTGTTTGGTCTTGCCCTTTCTTTAGGGTATGATGCAGGTAAGAAGTGAAGATAGACAAAACAGAGTACATCTGCTAAAGTAGTACTCTATGGACTATAACTTCACTCTAGCAAATCCTTTTGTTAAGGAATTCTTCAAAGAAGGCTCTAAAGAACCGAGTGCAGCTCTGATCTCAATGTATCAGTTTCTGCATGAACATCCTTTGGTTACTCCTTCTTTTTTAACTGAAATCAAAGATATTGTAGATCAAACAGCTCTTCATCTTCAAAAGAGAAAGGTAGTTTCACAGACCGTTCTACAGCCAATGATTGATGCCACAATTGGTATAGCAAATAACCTTCCTAACGACAACCCCAAACAAGGCTTAATTCATTTAAGAGAACTCTATAATGTTTGCATTTCTTTACAAACTCTTTAAATTTAAATGGAGGCCACCAAAGCCTCTACTTAATTCATTAGATAAAGTTCAAGGTATTTCCTTTGAGGACTGGGTATATAACACAGTTATGACCCTTCCTGAGAATACAGTCCTATTGGTTAATCCTGACTTTACAAAGAAACCTTCTGGTTTCTGGAATCAAATTCCAAGAAATACTGCAAAGCAATTCCAAGAAGATCTCGTTATTCTAACAACAAAAAACTACCAGGAAGCTAAAAAAGTCTGGGATAGTATTGACCCTGATTTTGCTTTAGCGTACTTGGTTTTAGAAGACCATGCACTTATCAATCGACAAGACTCACATTCACATAACTCCAAAAACTCTTGATGACATTAAATTTCTTAGAGAATTTCCTGGCTTTTATGAAAACAAATGTCCAGCTATTCCTCAGATTGGATTAAATTTAGTTAAACGTTTAGTAAACAAAAACCTTAAGTTTACATTTGATCCAGAAGTAAAACGTTTCATCTTTTCCACGCATCCTACGGGAATCCCTGAGGGTTTTGTATTTCAAACTCCCCCTCTCCCCTTTCAAGAACTAGCTTTATCTACAGCAGCTTATAGGGATAACATTGCATTTCTTTTAGATCCAGGTCTTGGTAAAACTAAAGTAGCCTTAGACTGGTTATGGATGAAGGGTGCTAAGAGAGTTGTGTGTGTCTGTCCAAGTCCTCTCAAAAGGGTTTGGGTACAAGAGATAGCTAAACATCGCAAAGAATTCCGACCATACGTCATTAACACAACGATCTTAACAACGGAATTAGAAGAAGCCGAAAAGGTCAATGCAAACTTTTTAATCTGTTCATATAGGATTGCTACTGATGGTGCAGGCTTCCTTTCGCACTGGCAACCTGATGCATTAATCGTTGATGAATCTCTAATCAAAAATCCTTCTTCTCAACGTACTCACGCACTGACTCAACTTAGCAAAACTGAGAGTCTTAAATATCGAGCTCTATTATCTGGAACGTTGATTAATAACGATCCCTCAGAAGTTTTTGCCCCTGTAAGATTTCTAGAACCTTCTTTATTTGGCAATAGCAAAACTAATTTTGATAGAGAATACTTTATTCTTTCTCGACCCAATCAAAATAACATTCGTTATCCTATTTCCGTAAAAGAAACAGCAGCTGAAGAGCTGAGAAATATTCTCAGACTTTGTTCAATCATAATGAGAAAGGAAGAATATCTTTCATCCCTACCACCAAAAAATTTCTACCCTCTATTCATTCCCCCCTCTCCAATTCAAGAAGACTTAGTTAACCAAATTGTTGAAAATAGAAGATTCCAATTTGGAGACAGACCTCCCGTAATCGTCAAAAATCAATTAACTGCAATCGGTAAACTACTTCAAGTTGAGAATTCTTTTTACTATGAGCCTCAACTAGATGATGAACTTGATATAGGATTAGAAGAGCTTTTTCTTTCTCAAGAACCTAAAGAAAAGAAGAAGCCTAGTAAAACGGAAATAGTCTACTTAGGTGAATCCCCCAAAGCTAACGCCCTCACAAAGTTAGCAATGGAACTAGGAAACCAAAGAGGGATTATTTGGTTTAATTACAGAGCAGAACTCCCTATTATTCTTGCAGCACTAAAAGATCCTTATGTTGTCGTAGACGGCAAAACAAAGGACCCAGGTCAAGCAGTTGAAGATTTTAATAATGACCCGGAGAAACGTTGGTTAGTTGCTCAAGCAAGAGTCTTGAATTATGGCGTTACAGTTCTTGGCTCAGAACCTTCTGAGGACGGTATATTACCTTCTTTTGATCCCAATGTCCATTTAGAAATTTTTATGTCACTCAACTTTTCTTACGAAGTTCTTATTCAGCAACAGGATCGGATTCACCGCATTGGACAGAAATATCCTTGCGACTACTACTTCCTGTTAACTGATTCAAGAGGTGAGAGAAGAGTTTGGGAAATCTTACAAAACAAAGAAGATATCCGAGAGTTTATGCTAGCAAGCTGCCTCGGACCAGGAGTCAAAAAAAATGATTGAGATTAACATTACAGTACAACACTTGGCTCCAGAGCTGGCCTGTCTTGAAAGAACAGAGCTTGATGACCCAGATGATAAAGCATATCTTTCACAGATCTCTGAAGCTCTTGTAGAGTATGTAAAGGAAGAGCATTTTTATTATTCCTCTGGTTTCTACGTTTAGTTTGGTATAAGTAACTTGGGAAAACATCTTTCCCTCTATAGGAGAATAACATGTCAGGTCAATCGGCAATACTGGATCAGGCGCGACGCCCCACCGTCACGTTTGATCCCAAGAACCCACTTCACGTGGGAATTATCAAGAAAGTCATGGAAGGGAAAGGGATATCAGATGCTCCCGTCCGATTTGCGTATCGCTACCCTTTCACTTCAGGGGTAACTCAAGCCATTCATGCTATGGCCGAACAATGGGCAGATCAACTGCTCAAAGCAGAAGGACCCAAAACTTTTGGCCCAGGTGTAGTTTCCCTGCGCCGTAAGGATGGGTAAAACTAGCCGCCTTATAGTGGCGGCCTTCCTCTCTCTGCTATGTTCTACGGCCTTAGCGCAGCCGTTCTGGGTCAGTCTGGCAAAAGCAGAGACTCAGAAGTATGAATGGCCTTCTTGTAAAGTTGCAGCCGCAATCATACTTGTAGAATCTAGTGGAAACAAGTGGGCGCAGAACGGAGCAGCAAAAGGACTTATGCAAGTTCTGAATGCTCCGTTTGACCCCAAGAAAAACATTGAGTTAGGAGTTCAGATACTCAATGAGTATTACCACATTCTTGGATCAAAAGTCCAGGCGGTCAAAGCCTACAACGTGGGCCTTGGTAATTTTCAACGCGGAGTATTTCATGCAGCCGAAGATAGGTATTATAACAAGGTTGTAGGAAATCTCGATATTGGAGCTGCTCTCTGTAGCAGATCATAGCATGGAAGAAACTACTTTAATGTTTTCAAAAACGGTAAGGCTGCTCATGAATGTGGGTATGCTGCTCCGTAAAGGGGACAATGAGAAAGTCTCCTTGCTCTCTGGGGCCGTTCATGTGCAAATCGACGAAATGCTCCAAGAGTTTATTTCATATGTATCAGAATCCAGGAAGGAAATTTTATCTGAAATAATCTCAACAAGCCAGGAGATGTCAGAAGACACGACATGCTTCTTCGAGAGCATTTCGGGGTTTCGCATGATGCACTCCATGTTGGAACATGCCGAAGAAGCTCGAGGAGAAGTCTACGAGGAGTTTTCCAAAAAATTCGTCTCAGTTATCAGCATAGCCTTAAAGATAAGCGAGAAGGATTCCCTTGCAGTAGTTACGAGATTGAAAAATGATCTCGAAGAAAGGGCTAAGTGGAAAAACAATCCTGAAGGCCACTGGCAGCACTTGTGGTACTTGGCAAACACCACAACACCTTCTGAGTTGGACCGAGAAGACCTTCGTGACTCAATCTATCGGTTGCTGATTGAGTGGTCTGGTGTTAGGCATGAGCACATGATTCAAGAATTACCTGATGTGGTTCGGCCAAAAGCCGCAACTGCACTCAGGGATCTTATGTTGAAGCTAGAACCTGTCTTTGACAACGAGTATCTCTTTGCAGACAAAGCCTTTGTAAGAATCCTTCATGAACAAGCTGCGAGTTTTAAGGCAAAGTTCACAAAGGCTGATTTGGGTGCTGTTCCCCTTGAGCAGGAAAAAAGAGAAGGAGAAGCGTAATGTTTCTCAAAGCAGCAGCAATCGGTACACTAGGAGTGGCAATCCTCGGGATTGGGACTGCCTTTGCAGTTGGCATCGTGGTAGCAGTTATTGGCGAGGTCGCCAAAGAAGTAATTGACCACGCCAAGGCATAACTAGCTGCCACACAGGGAGAGCTTCATTGTTCTCCCTTTTTTTTAGTGAGGGGAATCCTACCCCCCAGAATACCCCAAGAACGCACCAGAATGCTCTCTGTTGGGTTTTCTACCCCTACCCTAGGCAACCCTAGCTTCCCACTACGTTAGCCCCTTAGAAGGGCTGTAATCTTTTGACAACCAAGGATTTCTGAAAAACCTAGTTTTTCTGATACTACTTGTCATGCCTTAAGTTGTTGATTTTATTA